ATTTATTAATGATAATGAAGTGACATGGTCTGGTGATATAGCTGACAATACACAAATCACAGTAGCAAGTAGTGATGCAAATTTTTTTGATACAACTGATTCACAAAGTTTAATTACTTGTGAGCCACATTTTGGAACAGATTCACAAAGCGTTTCAAGTTTAGTTAGTGGTTTATCTTCATGGACATCAAATCATAGACTAAGAGGATTAGCATATTTATCATTAAAGTTTAGGTGGAATGCAGATAAATTTGGTTCATTACCTACTGTCAATGCAATAGTAGAAGGAAAAAAAGTTTATAATCCTAATTTAGATTCAACTGTGACAGGGGGTAGTGGTAGTCATAGAGCAGATACTTCATCAACTTGGGAATATTCAGATAATCCTATTTATCAATTATTAGATTATTTAAGAAACGATAGATTTGGTATGAGTATTCCAAACAGTTATTTTGATTCTAACTTTGCAGATTGGCAAACTGCTGGTGATATATGCGATACAAATATAACTCCTTATTCTGGTGCAAGTCAAATTGACTTAATGGATAGTCATACAGTTGTTGATTCATCAAGAAAAGCTATTGATAATGTTAAAGAATTTGTCAAAGGTAGTCGTGCTTTTTTAAATTTCAGTTCAGGGAAATATAAAATATTAGTTGAAAGTAGTGGTTCAGCTTCAATTACATTAACAGAAGATAATATCTTAGGTGGAATTACTGTTAGCAGTAAAAATAAAAATTCAAGATATAATAGAGTTATTGTTAATTGGATTAACCCAAGTAAAAATTATCAATCAGACACGGCACAGTTCCCACCGGTCGATGAAACAGGCGTCGCTAGTGGTGATCAACATGCTAACATGAAAACTGCTGACGGAGGTTTATTATTAGAAGGAAGGTTTGATTTTCCTATGTTGACAAGTCCTTATCAAGCACAAGAAATGGCTGAAATTATTTTAAGAAGATCAAGATCAAGTTTAGATGTTTCTGTGAAAGCTGACGCAACTGCATTAGATTTATCAATAGGTGATATAGTTAATATTACTCATGCTACACCAAGTTTTTCTGCTAAACCTTTTAGAGTTCAAGGTCTTACTTTAAATTCTGATCATACTGTAAGTTTACAATGTTCCGAGCATCAAGACAGTTATTACACTTTTGGAACTCAACAAGAGGTGGCAACAATACCTGATACGACCTTGCCAAATCCTTTTAGTGTTTCCCCTCCAGCAAGTGTGACTTTAGATGATGAATTAATAGAATATGCTGACGGAGTTGTTATAACTAGATTAACAGTTGCCGTAGGTGCATCACCAGACAAATTTGTTGATAATTATGAAGTACAAGTCAAACAAACTTTAGATCAAAAAGGAAATGCCGTTAGTGATGATTTCAAAGAAGTAGCAACAGGAAAAATTTTAAATTATCAATTATTGAATGTTATAGATGAAGCTACCTATCAAGTAAGAGTAAGAGCCGTTAATACTATTGGAGTTAAATCTACATATGTTTCTGCTACTAGAAAAATAGTTGGAGGTGTTGAAGCACCCTCAAATGTAGAAGATTTTGCCGTTGAAATGCATGGTCAAGATCACATGAAATTAACTTGGACTCCACCAAGCCAAGAATCAGACCTTGATATATCCTTTTACGAAATAAGATTTCAAGATGTGTTAAGTGGTGCTAATTGGCTTAATTCAACAAACCTAGTAAAATGTCCTAGAAGAAAATGCGATAATGCAGTCGTGCCAGCAAAGACAGGCTCATATTTAATTAAAGCAGTTGATAAAAATGGAAATACATCTGCAGAAGCAACAATCGTCACAACAAATATTTCAGGCATTCAAGCGTATCAAACTATCTCAACATTTACTGAAACACCTAATATATTTACTGCTTTAGATCAAATGGATGCAAGTTTTCCTTTAACAGTTAAGATTGACCCCTCAGGTGATACTATTTTGTCTTTAGATACAGTAACTAACTTTGATGATACTGTTGGAAACTTTGACAGTCCTAGTGGTGATTTTGAGTTAGGTGGCACAGATACAACATCAAATCCAAACTTTAATGATTCAAATAGAGATGCAAAAGGATTTTATAATTTTGTAAATACATTATCTTTAGCACAAATTTATGACGGAAATATTGAGCCGACACTTACTTTAGATGCTGAAAACCCTTATGATTTATTTGATAGTGGTAAGGGTGCATTATTATTTGATGAAGCCAAAGCACCTTTTGATGGGACAGAGCAAATTCATGCCTTTCATAGAATACAAATAGCCACATCAACATCTTCTTTAGCTAACTGCACAACTTTCGTTGATGTATCACAATCAGCAACTTTTAAATTTAAGTTTGCAAAATTTAGATTAAAACTTTCTAATGATGATGATCAAACATCAAGTAATATTAAAGAAATGAAAGTTAAATTAAATATGGAAGAAAGAACTTTTGCAGAAAGTAATCTAGCAACATCTTCAGGAAATAAAACAGTGACTTATACAAATCCATTTTATGCAGTTCCAGCAATAGGTATCGCTGCTCAAAATATGCAGACAGGTGATATATTTACAATCAGTTCAAAAACTGTTAATGGTTTCAGTATAGCTTTTGTTAATTCAAGTGGCTCTGCAGTAGAAAGAACTTTTGATTATATTGCTAAAGGTTATGGGTTGCAAAGTTAGAAAGAAAAGGATATAGATTAATACATGGCACAGGTAAGTGATGTTAGTTTAGCAAATCAAGGGTTTAGTAGTTTTCGTACAGAACTCAACAATATTTTGACTGCTTTGAATTCTCAACATAGTGGGACTTCAGCACCAAGTTCTGTTGTAGCTGGAACACTTTGGGTTGATACGGCAACTAGTGGAGTCTTAAAATTAAAAATGAATGACGGCACAGATAATGTAGAAATATTACAACTTAATATTGCAAGTAATGCTTTAACAAGTACAATGTCAGTGACAGGAACTATTTCAGAAACTGACCCTAACGCTTTACCTTTAGCGATTGCATTAGGATAGGAGTAAAATATGGCTAATACTTTCAAAGTAAAAACAAATGGTGCAATGCCAGCATCTGCTGGAACTCCATTAACTTTATATACAGTACCGAGTTCAACAACTACAGTTGTTATAGGTTTAATGCTTTGTAATATTCATAGTGCGGCAGTCACTTGTGATGTTCAATTAGTAAGTGATACTTCAGATACAGAAACAAACGAAACAGTTTTATTAATTAAAGATGTGAGCATACCAGCAAATTCAACTTTGGAATTATTAACAGGGGGTAAAATTGTTTTACAAACCACTGATATTTTAAAGATTGATTGTTCTGTGACTGCAAAGATAGACGCAACATTAAGCATATTAGAGACAACTTAAAATGGCATTTATAGGAGTACAACCAGCTTCAATTCCTTTAACGTCTTCTGACATAACAGACGGAATTATTAATAGTTCGAAATTAGATTTAACTGATGATTATAGTTTTACAGGAACAATCACAGGAGCTGGTCAATCTTTAAGACCACATCATCGACCAATAATTATAAATGGAGATATGCAAGTTGCACAAAGAGGCACTTCAAAATCTAGTCATAACGCAGTTTCTTATACAACAGTTGATAGATTTAAAACTGTATGTGAAACAGGAACATATACAGTAACACAAGAAAATTTATCTTCTGGAAACGCATACCTTAATGGTTTTAAACACGCATTAAGACTTGATTGCACCACTGCTGAAGCAAGTGCTGGCAGTGCTGGTGAACAGACCACAGTTGAACAAAGAATAGAGGGTTTTAATCTTTTGCCATTTTTTAAAGGTACAAGCAATGCACAACCATACACCTTAGCATTTTGGGTTAAAGCAAGTAAAACAGGAAGTAATTTACAAGTTAATTTAAGAGATAATGATAATAGTCGTCAAGTTGGTGGCACTTATAGTATAAGTTCTGCTAACACATGGGAAAAGAAAGTCATCAATTATCCAGCAGATACTACAGGTGCATTTGATAATAACGCTGACGCTAGTTTAACCATAGAATGGTTTTTAGACGGTGGCTCAAATTATTCTGGTGGTGCAGTTGATACGACATGGGGTGCTAACGATAACACAGATAGAAATGTCACAAATTTTGATTTGGCTGGAAGCACAGATAACGATTGGGCAGTAACAGGAGTACAGTTAGAGGTCGGAACATATACCTCATCAACAATACCTTCTTTTCAGTTTGAAACCTATCAAGAAAATTTATCAAGATGTCAAAGATATTTTGAGATATGTGAAGGTGGAAAATATTTTTGGAATGCTTCAAGTCACGAAGCAAAAGTCAATGTTGAATATAGACAAGTAAAAAGAGGAACACCAACACTTACAAATATAAGTACGAATGAAAATTGTGCTAATGGAATACAATACGGAGTTAATGCTATTGATAATACATTGGGTGCAACAGTTAACGCAGTAAATGCCTTCGTTACAGGAGAAAAGTTTTTTTATGGTAAATTTAGTGCAGACGCAGAGATATAAATTATGAAAATAGAGTCAGCAACATATAGAGATCAAGCTTGGGAAGAAAAAGACGGAACAAAAAAAACACAAAGAATTATGATTGACGCAAAAATAGACGGAGTAGATTGTGTAGTTCCTATGTCTACTGATAACAGACATTACAGAGCAATCTTAGAATGGGTTGATGCTGGTAATACAATTAAGGAACCAGAATAATGTCATACATAGGCAAGATACCCACTATTGGAAATTTCGTCAAATTAGATGCAATTACAACAAGTTCAACAAACACATATAATCTAACATTAGATTCAGTTGCTTTTTCCCCAGAAAGTCCGAATCATTGTTTAGTAAGTTTAAATGGTGTCATACAAGCACCAACGACTTCTTTTTCTATTAGTGGTTCAACAATAACTTTTATACCCTCATCAGGAACTCTAGCTTCATCAGACAGTATTGATTTTATTATGGTCTATGGAAACGTTCTTGATTTAGGAGTACCAAGCGATGCAACTGTCACTAACGCAAAAACTAATTTTGTATCAACATCATCTGCGGCTGGTTTACAGATCAAAGGTGACGGAACTACTGACGGAACTCTACAACTTAATTGTTCACAAAATTCACATGGCGTAAAAATTAAAAGTCCAGCACATAGTGCAAGTGCT